CCATTAATTGATTGCGCCACCGCGCCCGCTCGCCGGGGCTCAAATCGCCCGCCATGGCGTTGAAAGCATCCCACCCCGCGTCCAGTCCGCTATAGCTCGGGGCGGCTGGAGCCGGCGCCGCGGGCGCTGGCGCGGGCGCGGGAGCGGCCGGGGCTGGCGCGGGCGCGGCGGGCACGGGCGCCGCGGGGGCGGCGGGCTGAGCCGCGGTAGCGGCGGTGGGCGGCGGCCCTGGCGTTCTCCAGGTCGACGGCTGGAAGAAGTTCAGGCTGGAGCCTGATTCGGAGAAACACATGGAGGAGCCTTCCGCAACGATGATCGGTTGAAGATGACGAGCCGCCCTTTGTTCTCATCGTAGATTTGCAGCTCGATCCCCGAGGCGACCGCGATAACCTTGGCTTCCTTGAGCAAGGGTTTCCCCGCCCGCGATCCGGGCGTAGTGAAGAACCAGCGGTTAGCAATGAAGGCAACCTTGTGGTTCCACCATTGCGTCGGCCGCATCAGCCCCATGGTGCCGACCAGGTGATCGTCCCGCACTGCCATCAGGGCGATGTCGTGGTTCACGACTCTCCACACTTCTGTGACGGAGTCCTTGTGGTCTATCTGGCCCGGCAGTGTTGGCCCAGCCATAACGCACAGGTAGCGATGGATCGCGACGACATCCTCGTCGCTCGCGGCATAGCGAATTTCAACGTCCGACAAGAGGCCCCCCTCTGGTGGTTTAGGTGGTCCGGTTCTGGCCGCCCTTCTGCATATCGGAAATCAACGTAGCCAGGACCGCCGCCAGCGTGCTATCGGTGGTCGGGGCGGTCGAGGTCGAGCCCATGGCCAGGTAGTTGACGAGGGCTGTCCCCGAGGGCGTGCTCCCAAACGTGCCCCAAGAGATGGTGAACCCATCGGGGTCTAACGACGCAACTTGCCCCTGGTAATCGATGGTGGCTGTCGGCAGGAAAATTATGGGAGCCCCATTGTGAACCCCGAAACCACCCGCGACTATGGTGTTCGCACCGTAAATGCAGCCCTTTGATGTCGCGTCAGCAAACCCCCAGGAAATGCCGGAAGTGGCATTTAGCCCGGCAAAGAACAAAATCACCGAGGGCTGGAACCCAACCCCGGTAATGGACTGGTTCCCTGCCCCGAGCGAAAGGTCGCGGGAGAAATTCCCCACCTTGAAATTGACCGTGGTCGTAGCGGAAGCCGTCAACAACGACAGAGCCGCATTGAGAACCCGAGTTGGCGTGAAGGCGCCGTTTATGGTAAAGGCTTGCGAGAGCTCGACGATATCGTTCTCGTGCGAGGCGGTCTGAATCTCGCGCAGCGCGGCAAGCGGATAATTCGGGTTGAGGGTAACAGGACGCATCAGGAGGTCCCCATGAGCGACAGCCATAATGAACGCCGCTTCTCAAAGGAAGCGATGGACCTGTTCGACCAGGTGCGCGATCTCTGCGGGGTGAAGATCGGCCCCGAGCTCATCGGCGACGAGCGCTGGGCCGCACGAACGCCACCGGCTTCCCCCAGCGAAAATAATTCCCCAGATCAGACGAAGTCAGAGTGAAGCCAAGGTACCTCCCGCCGAGGTGGTAGTCGGACAGGCCGGCTTGCACTGACGGCACGATCTCGGTTTCCGAGTCCATCGGCGCCGGATCAGTCAGGCGATCGAAGGTGTTGACCGTCGCCGAGATGTTGCCCTGCTGTTGAAAAAAATCCCAAAGCACGCCTTCAACGTCGAGGTTCTGTAGCCCCTCGGTCTTGGCGATCGGCGCTAGTGTCAATGACCACGTTAACGGCTGGCCGTTGTCGTTGAACGCATCGTTCGGCGGGTCATGGTTGTAAATGAACCCATCCGTGCCGCACATCAGCGGCGAGGTGTCACCTTGGGTGAAGTGTGCGCCCGAGGCGCGCCCCGCCGTCACGCCCTGCGAGCTATAGTAATTGGCCATGCCAATAGACCAACACCCATCATTGATATGGTACGTGACGTAGCGTGTTGGATTGTTGTCCCCAATCGTGGGATAAAACCAGGTGATTTCGTGGTATTTCGGGATGTAGACCGGCGTGCACTGGAACTGAAGTGACGGGGGTATAGAGTCGAACACATACTTACGGACATCCTCCACATTAGGGATGGGAGAAACTGAGCCGTTGTACATGTAGAAATTATCAGTGCCCATCCAATAGGCAATGCCGTCAACCGCAGCCGCCGCGCCAGGCGCGATCATGCCGCAGTCTTTGCCGGCAAGCGATGTATTGTAGACAAACTGCGAGCCGGTGTATTGCATCAAGTAGGCTGCGGCGTCCGTCCACACCATGGATATGAATGGCGCGAGCGAGGTGCCGCCGACGAGCTTGGTACCCTCCTGCAAGGTGCGCTGAAATGCGGTGTTATTGGTTGCCGGAGTCCAAGTGGTCGGATCGTTTTGCGAGCAGACCTTAAGCACCATCTTGTCGCACAGTCCCACCACGAAACGTTCCGGCGTGATGAACATGGCGCGGAAATCGGTGGGCGCATTCATCGGCACGCTGTTGAACGTGTTGACCGCTCGCGGCCACGGCTGCGCCTGCGTGGGATCGAACGCCCAGAGCGTGCCGCCGTTGTATGTGCCGAGCATGACGACGCCGAAATGGTCGAGCGTCCAAACCCGCGGCTCGATGAAGATGACCGACGAGCCGCGCGCGGTGCCCCAGGTGCCGAGGCCCCACGGTCCCACGCCCCAGCCCTGGCCAAAAGTGCCGAGCTCGGTACCAACATTGATCTCGGCGGTAAAGAGAACTGCGGCCCCGCCACCGGCGCCAGACCCACTTGCATTCGTGGTCGCCGTAACCGTGAAATTGTTAACGTCAATTACCGTCGTCACCACAAAAACGGCGTTCATATTGACATTGTTGAATGTCGAAGCGCCTGAGAAGGTAACGGTATCGCCGACCACGACCCCATTGGTGATGATCGTAACCTGGACCGAGTTCGAGCCAATCGAAGTGGTGAACGGGTTATTCCCCACCGCCTGGTTGATAATCCGCTGCGGGGTAATGTCGTTGAGCGCGAAGCTCGAATCAAAGGCGTAGAGCTTGCGGTAGGTGCCTGCCGCCGCATAGGGGTTCTGCACGAAGTCGCGCCAGCACAGGATTTCGCGCGGCGTGCCCGACATGGGGGTGGAAGTGAGCCGGACATTGCCGCCGTGCTTCTGCGCCCGTCCCTTGACGAAGCGCACCTTGTCCATCGGCGGGACCCAGCGGCCCTCGACGGCGCGCAGCGACTCGGTTGCTACCACCCCAGGCGCCGGGGCGATCGGGATCGGGATAACCTGAGCCACCGCAGATCACCACTTAATGATGACGTTGGTAACGTAGGTCGGCGGCTGAGTGTTATGGGCCTGCTCGGTCTGTCCGCCATTGATCGAGGTAATGCCGCCGGTGGGGGTAAGAGAGTTCATCGCCAGGTTGCCGGCGGGGGTGACGTTTACGCTGAGAGTGCCGACACTGGCGCCCCAAATAACGGTACCCGATGCGTTGCCCGCACCGAACCAATAAACCTGTTGACCGGAATTAAAGGGGACGCCTCCCTGGTTGAGGTTCCATGTCTGGTTGATGCCTTGGAAGGTTCCGGTCGGGGTCACCGCATTGCCCACAAAAGTGGGCGCATAATTGGGCAATTCGGCCAACCCCAGGACGTGCGCCTCCTCGCCAAAGGCATAGCCGCCGACCACCGCAGCGCCGAGTTGCTTGCCGGCAAACAGCGACGAGCGCCCAGAGTCGTTCCCGTTCATGTCCTGGCGGCCGGTCGAGTGGCGGTAGCGGGCGTCACGGACGTTGAAGGTGGTGAGGGCATCGCCCTGGCCGTAGGGCAACAAGCGCAGCGAAATCCCGCCCAGGGTCGAGCCGGCAGGCTGAGACAGGGTCAGGCTGGTGGCGGTGATGGCGGCGGTAACGTAAGTTCCGTTCGGGATGCCAATGCCCTCGATGAAGGCGCCGGCTAGGCCGCGGCCACGCAGGTCAACTGAGAGGCCATCGACGGTGGTGCTGGAATGCGTATTGCCGGTGCAGGTCTTGGTCGTGGCGTTGAACAGGTTGGCGTAGGTGGTGCGGCTATAGGCCGAGCCATCGGCCCAGAAGAAGCCGCCGCTGGTGCTGCCGCCCGGGAGCTCGACCCCGCCGTAGTTGAGCTCCGTGCCGGCGGGGAGGAGTTGCACACCGTTCTGGGCAAAGGAGTAGCCGTTGAGCGTGCTGACCGTGAGCCCGGATGACGCCACTTGCAGGGCGTCCGCGCCGTTGATGGCGAGGCGGATGTCCTGCGACCCGTTGCGATACCAACCCGAGTTGGTCTCGGCATTGAATGACAACGAGGGGAAAGTAGCCGAACCGTTCGGCATCAATGCGGCAATGCCGTTATACGGCGAAACGAAGATGTTATTGTTGCCGTCGCAATAGACCATTACCCAATTATTTTGGATAAGGCCCTGGTGCGGCAGGGCGACCGGCGAGCCGGACGGCGTTTGCACGCTGACCGTGAAGGCGCCACTGGTGTTATCCCGCATCATCCACCATTTGGTGAGATTGGGGACCTTGACTATCTGGTTGCTGGTGAGCGTGCCGTTGAATGAGATGGCCGCATAATGCACCTGGCTGGGAGCAGCCGGAGGCGCCGAGGCGGACAGGTCGAGCGTGCCGCCCGTCACCGTTTCGGTGAGGGTATTGCACAGCGCATCGGCAATGATCTGGAAGCCGGAATTGTTGGCAATCGTCCCCCATGTATTGTTGTCATTTCCAGTCCCCATCTGGATAATGCCGACCCCATCGGTCGTAAAGGTATCAGCAGGACACATTTACGGTATCTCCGGCTCAAGTTCCATGCCGCGCATGCTCATGTCGTTCTCGGTCGATACCTGCTGGATCATCGCCTGGAGGCGGGTAAGACCCTTCTGGTATTCGATCTCGTCTTTCATGAAGTCCGCGGCCGAGGTCTGACAGGCGGTGCGAAGGATTTGCGGGTAGCGATTCGTGAGGAAATTGGTCTGATTGGTGACCGAGAGAATGGTCGGGGTCTTGTAATATTGCAGCTTGCAGAGCGAGACTTGCGTCATCGCCGCATCGAAATAGATCGTCTCATTCCAAATGCCGTACCATTCCGGCATGCCGGCGACCAGGTTGTCACAGACGTAGGCAACCGCAGAACCGCCCCCGGAACCGCCTGCGTTCGGCGTGGTGCCGAGCGATGTGATGTCGATCGTAAAATCGTTTGTGTCAACGATCGCGGTTATCGGGAATGTCCCCGCTATGGTAACGCCGTTGAACGCCGTCGCCCCGCTGGTATTAAACACCGAATCCTGGTTGAAGCCGTGGTTCGCCAGGGCCACCGTGACGGCGTTCGAGCCGTTGACCGTGGTGAACGGGCTGGCCCCCAGAGTCCCCGATGTCTCCGAATAATTACGCATCCGCTGAAGGTAGTTCTGATCCTTGTGGCGGATGGTCTTGTTAAAGCTGGTCTGGTAGATACGGCCGATCGGATCGAGAAAGCCGGTGGGCAGCGCGATATATGAGCCGCCAACCGGCACCGCGAAGGTGAGATCGGTTTTCATCTCCCGGCAGCGTAGGCCGAGCCCCCAGAGAAGCGCTTGCGCTTCGTCGACGATCACCGGAACGTCTAGCTTCGTGTAATCGACCCAAGTCGCGAGAGCGCCTGACGTGCCCTTGGTGCCCGTCAGGCTGGTATAGGACATTGCCATGGTGTGCGACCCGGGTCAGGCTTTAGGCGGCACGCGCCGGCAGGTAGCGCCTCAGGTCAAGCGCAACCTGGTCTTCCGGGATCACCCGCTCATCGAGGATGAGCTCTACGACCATTTCCTCTTTCGAGGTGTACTGGCGCGAGTAGCGCTTGCGGCAAGCCGCTTGCAGCATCGCCCACTCGTACTTGACCTCGCCGCGCAGCCAGGCCCCGATGTTGACCTCCTCGGAGACCGAGATGATGTCCTCCGGGCTGCCCGGCTCGTCATCCTCATCCTCCTCGATCGCGCCAGAGGTCTTCATGGCGGCAATGCGCTCCTGCTTCTTCTTGAGCAACGCGCGCATGGTGTCGTTCCAGAGCGGCCAATGCTTGACCTTCTTGCCCTCGGCATCGAGCGCATCCCATGGCTGCGTCTTACCGTCATCAGGCACAAGCTGGCCCTGCGCGTCGAACGGCAGCAGGACCGTGACCCACGTCGGCTTGCCGCGCCGGTCAGTACCCTTGAGGCGCCCACCCTGCCAGAAGCACACCCCATAGTGGGGATCGTCCGGCATGCAGTCGCCGCGGTTTTCGGAATAGCTCTTGGACTTGTCGAGTGTGATTTCCCCCATGGGGCCCTCCGTTGATGAACTCAGATTGACTTGCCACGCGCTTGTTGGTCGGCGAGACCGTTGGTTTCCCAGTCCTCGGTTGCGGCCTTCTTCTCGCCGTAGCGCATGGTGGTGTGGAAGTCGGCGTCAGGCGACAGCCGGGTCATAGCGTCGTCGCGCTTCTGCACCTCGTCGCCGAGGGTCTGCATGCCGACGCGCCGCTCCTCGCGCATCCGCTGCTCCTCGTCGGCGGAAAACTCATTGCGGCCAGGGACGGGAAAGGGCATGAGCTGGCCTCCAATAAAAGAGGGGCCCGGAAAACCGGGCCCCCAAGGTGAACAGCGGGGGGTGAGACGTATCCCGCTGCTAGTCCGAATCAGTGATTCGGGATGATAACATGCTTGAGCTTGCCCTTGGCACCGACTTCCTCGTTCACAGCGCTCGAACCGGTGAGGCTGTGGGCGATATTGTCGACACCACCAGGAAAGCTTTGGTCCTTGATGGAGGTCATCGGGCGCCCATAGACGCGGCCGACATTGTCCATCGCGAACGCAGTCTTGATCTTCTGATCGGGACGATCAACCGGATAGTCCTTGATCTCGTTGCTGGTCGAGGAGTTCTGCCATCCACTCGTCTGACCTTCGCCGCCGGTGTTGCCGCGCAGCGCGCCAGAGATGAATCCTTCACTCCCGCCCGCAACTTTCTGCTTACCGAAAGGTGCTTTGACCATGGCCATATTTGGCCTCCTTCTGAGTTACTGTTCCCAGTCCTGAGCCGGGCCTTGGTAAGCCTGGCCGATGGCGCCGGGAGCAAGTGGAGCGATGCCTTGCGCGGTTGGATGCGCCCGTGACAGCACGGTGTAGCCATCGCGCCCTGCATCGCCGGTGCAGCAATCCTTGGTCCCGTAGTCGGGAATAGGATGCGGATCGACGAGCTTGATCGGGTCGTTTCTACGGACGACACCGAGGAACATGCCAAGTCCACGCATGGCATTTCTCCTATGGTGGGGTGGGGGGATTGACGGGTAGGCGCTTCGCCTACCCGCAGTCTTCATGTAGTGGATCAGACCACCATCGGGCCAAGCCACTCGATCTTGACGCGCGGAATGCCGCCGCCAGTCGAGTGGGAGCCGGTGCCGGCAAAGAGGGTCACAACCACGACCAACCAGACAATGCCACCAGAAGTGTAGGTGCCACTGAAAGACTGGGCCACTTCGATGTACTGGTAGTTGGTGGTGTCGATTGCCGTAACCGCCTGGATATTGGCGTTGGCGTTCGTGCCGCCGCCCGCGATGCCCTGGATCGAGACCAGTTGCCCGGTCAGGATGTCCTTGAAGGGCTGCGAGCCCGCCGCGAAGATGCGGCAGTGCGAGCTATCCACGCCCTGCACCACGCTGGTGACCACCCAGCCGCTCGCCGGGATACGGCCCTGCGGCACGACCGTGCCATAGGAACCGCCGGCAATGCCCTTGGACGACAACGGGCCGCCGTCGAGGACGACGTGACCGGTGAAGTCCGCAAGCGTGCGGGGAGGGTTGCCCACGATCGCTTCCGCCGAAGCACGGTATGGACCAGCACCATACGGTGTGGTCGTTGCCGTGCCGAGACGATAGCGGCCATAGGTGTAGTCGCCGGACGAGATGCCGACTTGGATTTCCGGAACGCCAGTGGAGCCGGTCAAGGAGGTCGTGATATCGACCATTATATCCCTGACTAGCCCAGACTTTCCGCGAGGGCCTACGATGTAGTGGAGCACGGACGCATTAGCAAATGCGTTCGACTCCGCCCACTCATAGAGTTCAACGTCGGGGGTTTCAAAAGCCATGTTGTTTGCTCCTTTCCCCTACGCTGCACTGTCCCACATAATGACCCGAGAATTGGTCGGGTCAGTATGTACGAGGCCGAAACCTCCGAGGTAGTACCAGGCGATACCCCTTGAGCGACCGTAATCACCGGGTATCTTGGCACGTATCTCTTCAGGCACGCACACTGCTTCGGTCACAGTATCTCCACCCAGGAAGAACGCCCAGGAAGAGAGACCATTCGTCCACGCCTGCGCGGTTCCACCCCACGCATCGTAAGACGTTGCGTTGGCGGCGCCGCCCTTCGGGATGAAGGTTTGCTCGATGAAGCGGCAGGACTCATACCGGCCGATTTCGCCATTGAAGATATGGGCCAAACCGGTTTCGGTATATTGGTGGATGGTTTCTAGAGAATTTTTGAGGTTTCTCCAGGTCGTCGGGTGGGATACCCCGACATAGTCGTCGGCGGTGAACGGGGGGACATTCCGCTCTTTCGCCGTATCGACAATCGCCTTGACGTGGCCGGTGCCGAGCGCGACGTTGTTGGTCACGGACGCGGTGCCGGTCGTATCAAGATTGATTGCCGTGGTCGAAGTGCCTGAAGAAGGCTCCACGCGAAGCGCGGTCGCCTTGAATTGCAGAAATGCTTCGATGTCGAAGTATTTCCGCGCATCATCCTTCAGGGTCTTGTCGATGATCGCCGCGACCTGGTGCTTGGCCAGAGCGACGAGCTTGCCGGTGTAGGGGACGGAGTTGCCCGCCTCGTAGACCGTCAGTTGGTGTTGCAGGATGGTGAACCCGGTCTCCGGAACCGGTGCGCCTTCGTCGAGGCGTCGGCCCTGGGTACCAAGGTTGCTGTACACATCCCAGTTAAACTTATCACCACGGTTCAGGCCCTTCTTCGTCCCATCCTCGGCGTCGCACAGTTGGCGAAACTTCGTGAGGGGCTGGACCTGCTGGCGGAGCACGTCGGACAATTCGTCCGAGTACATATAGCCGCCTTCCGTGGGGATCGACCAAAGCTGTCCAGCCATAGCTAGACGCTCCTTTCGTTCCACACAGACCGTGTTTGGTGGTCGCGTTACGCGAGACCGACTCTTCCTCGCGGGAGATTGCGCCGACGCAACATTTCCTGGACGATCGCCGAACGATCGGCTTCGGAGACTGGTGGCGTAGGCTGTGCCGGGGTACGCGCTGCGACCGCACGGTCGGGTTGCTGGGGGATGGTCTGCCGGCGTTGCGTCCGTTCGACGGTCACCTCGATACGAGGCGCCGCTTTGGGCGTTGCCGGATCGACCGGTTCATCTTTCTTTTTGACCCCTCGCCATTCCAGGAAGTCGCCTGTGGCCCTCTCCAAGAGATCGGCGGGCGTGCGCACCTGGAAGCCTTCGGCCCGATACCAGCGATGCGCCACGGCAATGTCTGCCGGG